CCAGACTAGCCATATGCTGGGCGGCTTGTCTCCAATTTTCCTCAGGTTGGAACATAATATGTTCTTGGCTGTAATAAATGGCTAGATTGCCGTTCCAGTCATCCCAAGACATATGCTGAGTTGTACATGGAAAAAACTGCGGAATAACGTTTTGCTTAGGGGCGCTCATCACCGTACTCGGCCGTAATGACTAATTTACCCATCTCAAAATTACCACCAAGGATATTAGATTCAAACTTTAACTGAATTAGGCGATGCTCAACACGTAGGTCAATTTTACCAGTGTTTGGGTTAAAATAATATGGGCCTGAATCTTGCTCATCTTCAGTCATCGTGCCACTGGCAAATTTACGACCCAAGATGGTCATCGACATTTCACCAGATTGTAAAAAGTTTGGCTCTACACGACGGATGTGCATACGACGGTTGACACCGATTAAAGAATCACCGCCGGGGGTTCCGGAAATCCAACTAATATCGCTGGTGGTGATACTGGAGTAAATTGCTGTCTCTCCGTTTAATGCAATTTGATTTTGGCCATATTCATGTTGCCAAACGTTATATCCGCCAGTAATATAATAAACTGGTTCGCCAACAACCGGCAAAGGTGAGATTGCAGTTGACACTGTTACTAAAGTAACCCCAGGGGGTTTAACTGTAGTATTATAAATGTTTTGACTGCCAGTGATTAAATAGGTTGGGTTTTGTGGGACATTTGAAAACGTTACACTATCACCAGGGCTAAATGTTGCTGTTTGATCTCCAGCTAAATAAAACTGAGTTGATAATGGAGCTGGCAAACTAGCTGGATGGGCAATTACATCAACTGCCGTACCTAAAATAGGATCGTAATTCCAATCAATCCAAATTGGATTAGGAAACAATTCTGTGGTGTATCCACAAGAGCGTTGCGCCCCTACCGCTTGGCCAGCATCGTACCAGATCTTATCTTTGACATTATAGATAATAGCATCAGTACACTCAGTAGCGGTGCCACGGGGATAAAAGAACCAAATCTCATTGTAACGGGGCACTTTAGTGGCCCATACTTTTTGACGTTGCTCGTAGTTGATGTTATCAAACAGGTAATTTACGTTCTTATCATTAGGGAGAACCTGCACGCTACCGTTGTATACATAGAAACGGTCAATACCCATCCACCAATAAGCTCCGTCCATCTCCACCACTGCGTTAGAAGACATAATTGAGATTTGGCTAGAAACAATATCGTAGTTCCAGTAGGTTGATGGGACAGTAGAAGCTGTTGAACCCGCCGGATTAAAGGTAACACGAATTAGACTATCTGTGGCCCAGAACAAACCGGACGGAGCATTAGTACCTCCGCGCATTGGTAGGCCTTTAACAATCTTAGAACTACCAACGTTAACTTGGTTGGCTAAAGGTCCGTTCCAATCATAAAAATTTTGATTCCCATAAGTACCATTAACATTATTGTTAGCGATAAACCCATGAGAGCCATACACGAAAATAAATGGATACAGGACACAGACACCTCCGTCAACAGAGATTGGTTTGTATGTTGGGAACTGTCCTTGGCTATCTGACAATCCAGTAAATGACCAGCTATAATTGTTGCCTGGGGTAATTTGCCCAATCAGTACTTGACTTGCAACGCCACTATCAATATTAACTAAATCTTTAGCTGGATGCGCGAGCACATACAGCTGTCCGCCATATGGACTAAACTGCGCATCAAACTGCCAGTTGTTTAAGTAAGGACCGTTTACTGGGTCTGGTGTAAATACGGCATTGCTTGTTAAATAAACAGTATTTGCGTTAGATGGAACTGTACCACCAGTCAAAGTTACTGTTGTAACATTTGAGCCATAAGTTGCAGATGAAACAGTAAAAGTTGTAGCATTACTGGTTTGCTGAAATATGAGATGGCTAGTATTTGGGAATGTGGCTACTGCGTTACCACTGATAGTAATGGTAGAGGTGATTGAGTTACTATTTGCAACAGGTACAAAAGCAGTACCGGGCAAAATAGTAACTGGGAATGGACCACTTCCGGTAGCAAAGGTTGTACCAGTTGTAAATACATCTAGCTCTTTGTAGTTGCCAGCAAAGATGTAGTTAACGCCGTTGTATGGTTGTGCTACCATACCGCGATAGATACCCACCAAACTGGTAAAAATAGAACGATAGCCGCCCATCTTTTTGGGAACACCACGTTGAAAGCGGCACCATACCCCGTCGGTGTACTCGTCGGTTTCGAAGTAAGTACCATCACGTTTAATTCCAGCCGGAACTGCTAGTGTGTAGATCCGGGTAAATTGTGAGGTATCTTGCTGAACATTATCAGCTGCCATTTAGAACGTCCCGCCGCTAATTGATTTTGCGTTTAATGATGCAAGTACATTAACTGCCGGTGCAGAAGGATTTGAACCATCCATGTTTACAATCTCAGAACCGTTTGCAGTTAAACCCAAAACACCAGTACCAACTAAATACATACCGCTAGTTGTGTCGTTATTGAACGAATATGCTGGCAACGATTGTGTGCCGTTAGATGCATAAAATAAACCAGTAGAAGAAGCTGTTAAAATATATAAATTTGTACCATCACTCAATACAGTGTAAATATTACCAGCTGATAAAATGATTGGTGTCTGTGAACTACCTTGACATTGGAAAGTGATATTGTAACCCGTTTGATTGGTATTATTTACCAAAATATAAATCTGGGTAATAGCTGGCAATGTTACTGCTAGGTTTTGTGTACGAGTACCAGACTGCGCAATGTAGGTCTGGATAATTGGGGCATATGATGTTAAATTAAATGTGTTAGTAAGAATAGTATCCACATCATAAGTTGCTGAGTTAAATGTTACAGCAGATGGAGCAACCCAACCAACAGTAATAAAACCACCCGCAGTAGCATCATAAAAAATAAATCCGGAATCGCCGGGATTAGCTACAATTTCGGTTGTGTTGTTAATTACAGCTGGAACTGGTGGAATGATAGCAAGGCTACCAGTACCATTATTTCTAAAGCCAATATACCAACCATAGCTTAATGTTTGTGGTGTTGGTAGATTAAATGTGCCGGCGCCGCCATTCCAAACAAAAGTTGCAGCACGGCTAGCGTCACTAATAACTGGTGTGGATGTTACATCAACGGTATTTTGCGAAGTAGCTAACTTACCGTTAACGGTAGTTAAACCAGCACCGGCTAATGTAGCCGCATCTGCATAAGATGTACCAGCTGCAAATGTGACGTTATTCCAAATACCACCGGGAGTTGTATTATCAGTAAGATAAAAATACTTGCTAATACCAACCGGTACGGAAACGGAGTTTGCGCCCGTATAGTCTTTAATTGTGAAAGTATTTGAGCCAAGGTTACGGAACAAAATGTCCGCGCCCACTGTGCCTTGGTCAGCTTCCGGTAAAGTAATGACAGCAGAATTGGCGTTAGCACTAGTACAAACGCAGTCAATAATCCTAGCAGCAGGAATTTCACCAGTTGCTTGATTAACAATAGCGGGCCAATAGAGGGGTGTAACTGAACCAAAAGAGAGCGCATAGTAAGATACATCCGTTGGAGTAACAACGGTGCCGGTAAATGGCGATGTGTAGACTGGAGTTGTCATATTTTAAGGTTCCTGAACCGTAGTATTGCGATCCACGCGGCGAGCATCGTCTTCTTTTTTGAGCGCTGCGAGTGCATCTGTATAGTAGCTTTTCCAAACTGGCAATTTATCAAGCGCTTTTAAATAGCCTTGAGCTTGTAATAAAGCGCCATACAACATTGCTTGCGGGGCAATTTGCGTCCACAAGTTTTGTTGATTGTTCTCATCTAAAGGTTGAATCTCTGCGTAATAAATAATTTCTACAGGATAATTTTGATCTGGCTTAGGAGCAAAGTTCCAGTTGCTGTAATCATAATCTGCATAATACAAAGGTTTGCTGTTTGAAGATTCAGCTAGATATTGTGATACATAATCTTGGCTACGCAACAAAACAGGCTCGCCATTAACTTTCATAGAAACGGTTTTACGCCAACGAGATGGTTTATTTAAAATAGTTTGATTTGTTGCTAAACTGGTTTCTACAACAATTAATTGCAAATAGGTTTTTAACTCGGCCGCGATTGATGATTCGGCTAACGCAATTAAGTTAGGAATCTGCGCAACAAAGTCCGCGTCATCGCGCTCCATGTAATCAATCACATTTTGTACGAGGCTGTTATAGGTCATTATTACTGACATGGCTTACCTTGTGTAGTAACTGATATTAGGTTGGAAGTAGATTGGTGACTTATCGCGATCCTCATCTTCAAACTCTTGGCGAGCTTGTAGTGCCAATTTTTCAAGATAGGTAATTCGGTTTATATCAATCTGTGGCAACTGCATAGCCAATTTGTGTGATAAAGCAGCTTGGATATAAGGAATGACGCGATCTGGCATATACAATTCGTTTGTCAACGAACCAACATCTTGTGGTTGCAGTTCCAGTATCATTTCGAATACTTGAAAGTTGTTGTTTGGTACTGGCCACAATGCCATCTGAGGCACGATTTGACGATCAAACCAATACTGCAATGTGCGTTGACTTGGAAATTGTTTGTTTGGCAAATCAAAGTAATCCGTACGGTTCAGGCGAGCCATAGGGATAACTTGTTGGGATTGAGCAAACTGGATAGCGCGTAACGAATAGGTTGAGCTAGTGTTACGGTTTTGAAGGCGATAGTAATAAAACCCTTGTGTTGGGTTTACTTGGAAATACTGCCATTGAAAGTCGGACAATGTGACGGAATCAAATGATTGCCAAGTTGTCCAGTTGATACCATCATTACTGACTTGCAAATCAATTGCGTAAGTTGTTGTGGTATTTGGGGAGTAAGCATTAAACCCGATATAAAACAAACGGGTTTGTTGGTTATAAGCTGCGCCAAAATAGTTTTCAGACAGGGTGGTTGTTGCATGTAGCAACAAGTCCGGATTATTAGTCTGGTCAAACAAAGCTGGAACCGAACCATTATCGGCAGGCAAATAACCAGAAACAGCTGGGTTAGTAATATAAACCCAGTTGGCTTCTAACACATCCACACAATTAGCGGGCATGGAAAGAAACTGCTGATTAGTTTGCGCGCCAATAATTTCAATCTTTTGCAACCAAATATTGATGCCGCGATTAACCGAGTTTTGCAAAATGTAAAACAAGGCTTGTTTGCCAGCATTAACTAACTCGGGCGTCATTTCTTCTGCAGTTCTACCTGCATCACGATATGCGTACGAAATTAATTGGTCGACATTGATTGATGTCTGGTTATAGGTTCCACTATAGGCCAAAATTATCTCCCGCGGCCAGCGGCTCGCTTAGTTACTTTTTGTGGCAGATTTGGTTTTGCTTTACCGGCCTTAACAAACTCTTTGCCAACTTTTTTAGGAATGCCAAGAGTAGATTTACCCTCAGCAGCCGCGTACATGGCGCCCATTTGAGCTTTTGACTTAATTGGCATATTAGCAAGCCTTTTTAACTTTACCACCACGCTTTTGAGCAGGCATAGCTGGTTGCATTGTTGGAGTAGCTTGCTGCTGTGGTTGTGGTGCAAATTGTGCTGGATTAGGCGCGCCAACACCGCTAACAGCAGCGTTCATTGGGCTTAGACCAGATAGTTTGCCGGAGATATAGTTCTTCAAACGACGGGCTGGACCGGCGATCATTTCGCGGGTAGCCATGTTGTCTTGACGGTCTAATGCGTCTTGAGCAGCATATGGGTCTTTTTCAAAATTCGGCGCGCCGGTCGAATCACCGGCTGCAAACTTTTTTACTTCACCACCCTTCTTGTACTTATTTGGTCCACCTTTTGCGCCAGAAGCAGCAGCGGCCGTTTTAGGACCTTCGCTTACTTTTTTAGCTTTAGTAGAACCAGCTGGCATTTTGTTAGTTTTGCTAACATCGCTGCCTTTAAAAGCAGGCTTTTCAGACGCGCGTGAAGGAGC